GCCGGTCGTTTTCGCAACTGCGGCAGCGGCAGCAATTTCATTTGGAGTGACTGCGGCAGGGGCTTCCTGCGGGTGGGATTTCTCTAAGCTGTTTGAGGGATTCTATTCGAGAATCTCATCAGAGGCACAGGGATATGTTGACACTGGAATAGAAAACCAGACCTCTGCCGTCGATTTATTGCAGATGGGAGTAAGCCTTGACAGAATCGTGGATTTTGATTACGGCACGGTCAATTTCACAGGCGCTGTTGCCGACAGGAACACGGTCCTGTTAATGTATGAACTCGCCATAAATGAAATGGCGATTGAGGAGTATCACGGCAAGTTCGGAAACAGCGATAAATTACCATGGGCAGAGCTTGAAATCAGCGAAAATCCTGCCGAATGTAATCTTGCAACAGGCTATGGAACTAAAGACGATACAAGCGGCATAATTACGTACACCAACGCATTTTCTTTCCAGAATGGTTATCTTAATGAAAACAGCGTAATTGAGCTGGAATTCGGCACACTTACATTGTCAGCAGGCGACAATTCATGTCTGGGGCTTCCCCTTGAAGAACCGATCAGGCTGTCACTTCCGCTGAATTTCATGACAGAAAAAAGTGTTTCCGTATCGCCTGATATTGAAGTCACGATTGATAACTATGAATATCATCTTGACGATATGGTGATAACTCCGCTGAGTATTCAGTGGTATGCTAAACGCGGCAGCAAAATCGGCAGGCTGGCAGGAGAAACTGCTCCGCTTACTTGTAAATTCAGAGATGGAACAGAAATCAGAAACTACCAGATTACCGGTGAATCGGAATGCAACGGAGAACGGGAATTCTTTACTGTCCTCTGGGATAAACCTATAAATCCCTATGACCTGTATTCTGTGATAATAGGCGGATGTGAAATCCTCCTAAATGGTAATAAGATTTCGCTTGCTGACTAATTTCAGATAAAGGATTAGTGGATAAGTATGCTTCAAGGTGATTCATAACAGAAAAAGAGGACGGCAAATCAACCGTCCTCAAATCTGCATATAAGCGCGAACCCGTTCCTTACGAAACGGAGTTCGACGCTTTTGACTTTGGTGGAGATGGGGGGAATGAAATTACGGTTTCAAGCACATCAAAATTGTAATTCCGCAAGCCACACAAATCGCATTGTTAAGCTAAATCAGAGCGCTGTGTATAAATCCTTGTTCAAGTGAAAAAATCTGTTTTTCGAATTATTTGGGGATTTTTCGGGGATTTTTGCAAACAGAGAAATCCCCGGAACCAGCGCCCCGGGGATAAAAATAACCGCCCCAGCCTTGGCGAGCAGGAGCGGCGCAATCCGAATATTTCTATCCGAACCTCAACAAAGATATTATAGCAGATTTACGGCTGCTTGTCAACCTTTACGGAGCACCCAAGCCCCCGGAGCTTCGCGGAAACCTCGTCCGCCTTGCTCTGCCCGACGGTTATCTCGGCGGTGATCCTGACCTGCTTCTCCGGCGCGGCCAGAGAACGGAACCAGTCCATATTCTTGCCGAACCTGGCGAGCCAGTGCTCCGGGTCGCCGTGGTTGGAAGCGTACCCGCGGGCGCAAGCCTCCTTGTGGCTGATGATGTTCTCCGTCTTGATTGTCGGGTAGTTCTTCATCAGCCGCTTGCAGAGGTCAGCCGCAAGCCCGAAGGCCTCCTCGAAGTAGGCGCGGTCGTTCAGCGCGTCCTCCGCGATCTCAATCTGTATGTACGCCGGAGCGTAGTTGTAACTACCTTTTGAGCCAGAGCCGCAGCCCCAGCAGCAGACGTTCCAGGGAAGCAGCTTAGCCGCTTTCACTTCGCCGTTCTTGTCCTTGCCTATGACCGCATGCGGGCAGACATTGCTGTCCGGGCGGTCGAAGTAGTTCCTGTAGGGATTCTCACCGCAGATCTCCGGCGCGTTGACGTAGCGCTTAAGGTTCGGATTGTTCGCCCCGGTGGAGTGGATTATGATGCCTGCCGGACTACCATGCGGCATGGGACGGGCGGCTTTGAACGCTCCGTTATTGCGGGCGTAGGCTTCAAAGGTTATCGCCATCGTCGCTGCCCTCCTTGTGGGAACTATCCGCGAGCCCCTCGCCGATGACATACCCCACGACCGCCGCGCCGCTGAGTATGCAGCCGGAAACGGTTTCCGCTGTCTCGGACGACCCGCCGAACGCTACGATAAGTCCCGCGATGAATCCCGCCAGCGCCACCCAGAGCTTCCGCGATGTAAGCTTTCTCTTCCAGTCGATTTTCATGATGTTTCCTCCTTACTTAACAATTACCCAGTCCTCCGCAAGCATATCGGTCTGGCTGGCAAGCCAGCCAACAACGACCGTATCCTGCGCTGTTTTCATGCAAATGCTGTCCACGCATGGGGCGCTATCCGGGTCAAAACATCTGTCAAGACTTCTTCCTTTTATAAGTCCGAGGTACATCCCCTTGCCGTTCCAACCCGCGCGTGCTACTTTCTTACCCTGTTTCAGTGTTTCGATTGCCTGTCCAAAATTCATAGTGTTTTTCCTCCTCAGTTATTCGGTAATTCCATAAGGTCGTTGTAAAGCTCAGTCGCGACATCATTGCCGCCAAGAGCGTGGTACGCCTTGTATGCTCTTGTGAGCGCTTCGCGCGCGTATATCGGGCACTTCCCGCGCTCCGTATACTTTTCATGCGACCGGATTATCTCGGCTCTGAGCAGGCACTGCACGCCTGCTTCAAGCTGCTCAGTGCGCTCATCACGCTTTTGTTTACGGGCTGAAATCGTCGTGAAAAGCACATTCGCGACGGTGACGCCAGCGCCGATAAGCGCTACAATGATATTGTTATCCATCACATGCCCTCCATATCTGCAAGCTCCGCACGGAGCTGCGCTGCTTCTTCCTCCAGCGCCTTGAGCCTGCTCTTGTCCTCGGCAGTGCCGACGCCTGCGACTATTGCCGCGAGCGGGCGTATTCTTGCCCGGTCGATTTCGGAAAATCTCCGGGATATCTCGGCTGCTCTGAGCCGGCTTTCCCGGGCGGCGCGCTGCTCGTCGGTCTCGCACGGTTCGATGATTTCATCATAATTCTGCGACATATGCGTATCCTCCTTCTACTGCCTTGATGTCTGTTATTGTCCTCATGCTGGGACGTAAATCCAGCGGGTCGATGTCGTTTGTGGTGCGCATCTGGTAGTAGCGCTGGCACTTCTCAAGCTCGGTCGCCAGGTCGGGATGAACAAACAGTGTTGCAGAGCCATTCTCCAGCTTCATCCACTCAATGGTAAGCGAATCTCCAATTTCGATGCCTTTGTTCAGGCTCACGGATACCGCTGATATGTACTCGCTGTCAGGTAGATCTACCGTCACACTGTTTATGCCAGCCTGAAGCCTGGGAGTATAGTAGCTGTCAACGTAGTCCCCGGCTGCGGTCACAGTGCGGATACGCGCGGCCCATACTCCGGTGACGTCCGCTGCCTTGAGAGATAGCGTGTATTTTCCCGGTGGAAGCGGGAACTCAAAATCCTGCCAAAAAGCGTGGGTTGTTGACGACGCTGTTACCGTAGAGGTGAGCTTTACACCGCCGGAAATCGGCGCTGCGCTGCACTTCCCGGGGGAATACCATCTGTCGACCGTGTAGCCGGAGGTGTATTCAGCCTGCCCGCGCTGATTTATACGGAAATCCGGATTTATCAGCAGGTTCGGATTGCTGTAATTCACCGCGTTCCACGCTGCCTTTTCAGTGGCGGTAACGTGGATATCCGCGTCAGCCGCGTGCGCTTCTATGGCGACTCTGGCTACGCTGTCAGCACCCGAGCCGCCGGACTGTGCTGATTTAAAAGGGCACGCAGTGTAGTCAGAGCCTACAAGCTGTACCGAGCCAGTGCCCATAAGGTACACCGTGCCGTTCGCGCCGTAAACGCCAACGGACTGCCCCGCAGGTATGCTGACTACTCCGTCAGCACCCACCGTAACGTCCGGAGCAGTGGACGCGTACACGGTAGCCGTGCCGTCGTTCCGGAGCCAGGCGTTCGTCCCGCCCGAGTAATTCGCCCTGATTTCTTCGCCGGTGAGGACGATTGTTTTTGATGTCATGATTTATCCCTCCAAAAGTACCTTTTTGCCGTTAACATAAATTGTATCTCCGGTGAACGACAACATGTTGTTGCCTGCCTGGAAATTTAAGCCGCCTGAGCTGCCGGTGATGTGTATTCCACCGCCTTTTATGTCCAGGCTGCCGCTGCCGTGATCATCTCCGACATAAATATTCGTACCGCTGCCGCCGCTGATTTTTATACTGCCATATTCGACCTCGATTGCACAGCCTTGCATACCATTTGCGTCCGTAATGCTTAGCCCCAGATACTTCAGCTTTTGCGACCACATTAGCGATAGCTGTTTATCACCGTCAACGCCTTGCGCTGTTATCTGAGTAATGTCGCTGTCCTTGTCTTTGGATAAATAGGCGCATGCGGCGCTGCCGTTCACGTCGTGCAGCATGCCGTCTCCTCCTGACTGGCTGAGCTGCTTCCTCAGCTCGTCTATCTGCTTTTCTGTCTGGGATTTGGGCTGCGTGCGCTGCCTTGATTCTGTAGAAGTCTCCGCAGAGTAGGCCACTGCCACGGATTCCTCCACCGCTGACAGGGACGAGGGCATGCTGCATTTTATTGTGTGCTGCCCCCGGTACCTCCAGATCTGAGAGGTGATCATGCCCGTTGCATATCCCCGGTCGGTGTCTATAGCGCCGCCCCGCAGCCGGACATAATCCCCGATCTCAAGAGCAGGGTCGCCGGTGAAGCTCGAATCAAAAACGCGGTTCTGGCATTTGTACATCTGCAAAAGCTCGTTGTTGAGCACCCCCGCAACAACGTCGTCGGAAAGCTCCGCAAGCAGCGGATTTTCGTTCAGCTCCATAACGGCGAGCTTCTCGCTACCGCCCGCTGATATCTCACTTGTGGAGTACACCGCAGCGCCGTTTCGCCTAGTGAACAGCTTCGCAATGCAGGTCGTATCGTCCGAGAAATCCGTATTGAAGCGGATATTCCCGGCTATTTCACGCACCGGGACTATTACTCCGCCGTCGTTCCTCTCACATGTGAGCGGCACGAATTCCAGCTCGTTGCTGCGGCTGATCCTCGCAAACGAAGCGGTCATCATGCCGACATACATCAGCAGGTCGCGTTCTGTCTGGATACGCGCCGTGTTTATCTTCGCGGTCTGCACCGCGTTCGGGAGCGCTTCGAACTCCGCCTGCGTCATTCCGAGAGAGACCCCCGCCGCGGAACACGCGCCGCACACAAGCTCATACAGCGTGCCGGAGCGCTCGGTCGCCTCCACATCGAACAGTGCCATTCCATCGAACGCGGAAAGCGTTACCGTGTCGTTCCGGCGCTTTATCGAGGAGCCGTCCACATAGAAGCGTCCGAGCGGCACCGTCTCGGACTTCGCAGCCTGCATATCGTTGTCGTGGTACAGAATGAACGCGAGCCGTATCGCCGCGCCGTCAAGGTCGCTGGTTTTCCCTGCGAAGCCTTTCAGGGAGCAGGAAAGCTCCCCGGAGTACACCCCGCCGGGGCGGAAGTCCCCGCGGCCGTTCATTTTCTGCGTTATAGAAAGGGAACCGGCGGCAATATTGTCGTCGGTCAGGTGAATTATAGTGCCGTCCCGGAGCCTTGCCGCGCCGCTTATCCCGGTGTACCGGACCGGCGCTTTTATAAGCTCCCTATAGGTATCTGAAACATTGTACATATCAATACTCCGTGAATGACGTGGTGAAGCTCCACCAGCTCTTTTCCGGGTCGGAAGGCTCCCAGCGGAGCACCTCCGGTTCTCGGCTCGGGTCGGCGTAGCACTCCATCGTGCTGAACTGAACGTCGGCGGGCTGGTTGATGTCGAAGAACCTGACCTGTATCTTCGGGGGCTTGATAGCCTCGCGTATCTTCCGCAGGTCAGCCGTCTGCACTATCCAGGTGAACGACATCTTCCGGACGTCCGACCTGATTATGTCGCGTGTCGCATACATTGATTCCGACCGCCCGGAATTTTTGCTGTCGTAGTCCTTATAGAGCGGCTTGAAGCTGCTTGGCGTGGGCATTTCTACGCCGTCTATCTTTATGATCGAGGCGGTTTTTTCGGACATAAGTACCTCCTTTCGGGCAAAAGAAATGCGCCCTTTTTCAAGAGCGCATAAGTATATACGGTTTGAGTTACCTGAGTGCGCAGGAGCGAATAGCCAGGCTTATAACAGGTAAGAGCGACACCAGCGTCAGGATAAGGAAAAACACCGCTACGGTCTTTATGGACGTTATGTCCTTTGTCTGCTTCGCAACGAGCTTTTCGACCTTCTGCTGACTTTCAAGCAGCGCCGCAAGATTCGCGTTGATTGACGTCATAGCCGCCATCGTCTGCTCCTCTGATGTAAGCGGGATTATCGGGTTTGTTTCCGGAGCTGCGTCCGTTTTCTGTAATTCAGTCGCCATTGTGATTCCTCCTTTATTTTTCCTTTCGGAATTAAACAGATTATATCACATCTCATCGCAAATGTCAATACCCATTTGACCGGGTCTGCTCATTGTTCTGATACTGCGTTGTGTTTTCCGCTATAATTTGCCCGTCCAGGTCAATATAGTTGTGGAACTCTATTATCTGCGGTGCCGCCGAACTGTCGGGGAGCTGAACAGGGCCCGTCATTGCTCCGCCGCTGTATACTGCGCCCGGAATGCTGCTCTGCTGTGTGGAATAATCAGCGTAATCGTAGCCGCGCACCTGCCCTGTTTCCTCAAGGGACTGCTGCAAGCCGTAAGCGTAGGCGATACTCAGCATATCACCGTATCCGTTATCGTCGAAGAACTTCTGCTTTGCGCTGTCGGTAAGGTAATCATTTTTGACGGAGTTCAACGCGTCTGCCGCATTCATTCCCCGCTTCAAGCGTTCCAGGAGCGCGGAGTTCATGTCGTCGTACAGCGTTTCAAGCTCGCCGGACATCTGGTCTATCTTCATTACGTCGGCAAGGTCGTCAATAGTGATCTGACCCGTGATGTATTTAAAGAAAAAATCACCCGTGCTTGTTGCTCCGACAGACATCAGCTTATCCTGAAAGCTGTACAGAGCGCTCCCCAGGCTCATGAATATTCCGTCCCAGACCTTGAAAGCCGCCTGCTGTATCGGTGAGGCGAACGATTCTACCGAGTTCTGGATACCGGTCAGGAAATCCTCCACATCACGAAGCGCCTGCTTGTGCTCTTCCGTGTTCTGGTCTGTTCCGAACGCCTGATAGAGCGTACTGCCGATATCGTTCCAGAACCTGGTCCAGTCCTCGCCCCAGAGCTTTTTGATGCTTTCGTTCCACGCAAGGAGACTGTCATACTGTTCCTGCCCGGAGCCGAACACAGCCGACCACATCGTACTGAACCCCGTCCCGATATCCCCGAAGGTAGTCGAGAACGTATCCGCCAGCCCGTCCAGGCTGAAATTATTCAGCTCGTCCATGCTGTTGTTTACGCCTGCGAGATCGTCGGTCAGTCCTGCGACAGAATCCTGCGCGGATTCTGCGCCGTCAACTATCGCACTGAAATCTACACCGCCGGTGCTGCTTCCGGAATCGAATACGTTCAGCGTGTCGATGTCCGCGAGCTTTTTCTTGGTGGTATCCGCGCTCTTGCCCAGACCCGCCATGCTGTCGGACAGGCTGTCAGTGCTTTCGGCTGCCTTGTCGGCTCCGGCGGCGGTATCCTCCATCGCAGCGCCTTCGGATTCGTTCATCTCCCGGGCGGTCGCTCCGACCGAAGCCACGATAGACAACAGTCCCGCCAAAATAACGAGCCACCCCGCCGCAGCCTTCATTATATTCGCGCGCTTTGCTTCCTTCGGAATGAGGATATTGAGCAGGCTGTTCCATTTCTCATTTGCGGCAGTCCACAGAGCATGCGCCTTAGTCGCCGCCGGGATCGCTACAGCGGCGCCCACAGCTATCCCGAGCAGGGTCTTTGCGCTCGGCGACAGACCTATGAGGTATTGCGCCACGCTGTTCAGCCCGTTGCCCAGCGACACGACGAGCGGGGATATCGCTTCTAGCCCGCCGCGCGCCATCGTCAGAAGCGAAGTCGCGGTCGGCAGGAGCTGCGTTCCGAGGTCGGCGGTCATGTTCTCAAGTTGCGCCTTTGCGGTCGTCAGCGAGCCGGAGAACGTGTCGTTTTCCCGGGCGTAGTTCCCGGCGGCGTACTCCGTCTTGTCAAGGAACATCTGCATTGCCGCGCTGACCTTCTGCTGCGTGGTTTCGAGCTTGCCGAGCCCCTTTTCCTGCGCATACGCCTGGAGGGTCGTGTCGTTCATAGCAACGCCGAGATTGTCCATCATCGTAAAATTGCCCTTTGCCGCGCCGGTGACGGCTTCCATAGCGTCCTTGACGTCAACGCCCATGATGGAAGCTACGTCCGCGGCTCGCTGCATGACCTGCTGCGACATGCTCGCCGCATACGACATATCAAAGCCCGACCCGCCGAACAGCGCGCCCATTTTGTTAGCCTTTGCCAGATATTCCGCCTCTGACAGCCCCATGTCCCTGTATGCCGTCGCGGCGGTCTTTTTCATTGCCTCCGCGTGCTCCGAGAACACGACCTCTACACCGCCGAGCTGTTGTTCAAGCTCGCCGCCGTTCGTCAGGCTGTCGCCGATTATTTTTCCGAGCCCCAGACCCGCAAGCATTCCCCCGAGCTTCGTGAATATGCTCCCGGCGTTGTCGGCGGTGCGCTGCGACTGCTCTTCCAGCCCCTCAAGGCGGGACATTATATCGTCCAAAGCCTCGTTAAACTGACGGTTGGTCGCCGTAATGACTATGTTCAGCTCCTCAACGGTCATGGCTTTCCTCCTCCCTGTAATGCTGATTGTGGACGGCCGCTATCCTCGCCATCGCCGCCTGCGAGCGCTTCCATGCCGGAGTATCGTCCTGCATGAGCGCTCCGAAATGCCGCTCCGGGGTCTGCGGGAAGCTCCTCGGAGCATTCGTAGCAAGCCCGGTCAGGTACGCCGTATGCCAGGCGAACACCGCGCGGCTCCGGGCTTCATCAGTGCGGCGCTTCACAGCGGATCTGTTCAGGTCGCAGAGCTCCGCCGGGGTGAGGTCGTAGAACTGCTCCGTATAAGCGCCGCAGTCTACCGCCGTTTTTCTTAGCTGGGCTATCAGTTCCCCCGCGCTGCACGGTCGAGGAGCTGCCCCTGGTTTTTTTTTGCGGCTTCTACTGCCGACTTCGCAATGAATCCGCCGTTCTTCAGCGCGGTCATGACGACCTCGGACGCGTCCTCTATGGTGCCGCCGTTGTCGACGAACTCGTCGTACGCGTCGCACGCCTCGTTGTGCGAGATATCCGCGCCGCATGCGATGAACCGCGTCAGCACTCCGACCCTCTGGCAGCGGGAAAGTCCGAGCAGCAGGTCGCAGTCAAGCTCGGATTCGAGCTTCTCAGCCCGGCGCGCGGTGAAGCGCAGCTCAAGGCTCTTTTCATCAGATATTTTCAGATATGCTCCTGTCATGTGTTACCTCCGTTCCACTCAAGCTTGCTTTCAAGCGTAACGCTGAGGGTGTACTTCATAGCCTCGCCGACGTTGCCGCCGTTAACGTAAACGGTGGGCTTGCCCTCCCATGCGTAGGAAGTGTTGTCGGGATAGTTGAGCTTCCACTTTATCTTCTCTCCAGCTTCCTCAAGCTCCTTGAGCTTCGCGAAGTTCTTCTTTATCACCGTTCCGGCGTCAGGGTCTTTCTCCTTGTTGTAGAAAAACCCGAACTTCATATCGCTGACGTCGGGAATGCCTCCGATATAGCGCTCGTTAGCGTCGCGCATGTTCGTCACCTTGACCTTGGGCGGGTCGGCGCCCATATCGGGGTAGCTCTCCAGACCGTACAGCTCAAGCCATGTTGCGCCGTCGTCGGAAGAAAAATCAAGGTGCGTGTCCTTTGTTAAAAGCTCCATTATTTACCTCCTGTAAACTAGTCCTGTGTGTTCGTCTATCGCCGCGCTGAATGTCAGCGTACGGCGGTGCAGTCCGTCCTCCCGGATATCCGCGCCGGAGTTCCGGACGAATCCCCGGGATATCAGCCGCGCGGAGATTTTCAGCGCCGTTTCAGTGCAGCGCTGCAATTTCGTGTCGTATACGTCCACCTGGAACGACACCGCCGCAAGCCGTTCCTCGCCGGAAATTATCGTGCCGGAACCCATGTCCATCGGCGTGAGTATCGCCAGCGGGAACTCCGGAACTATCTCCGGGTATTGCGGCTCCAGCCGGACGATATCTTCCACCAGCGGCGGAATAATGATGTTGATATCAAGCATTGTCTATAGCCTTTCTTAGTTCCTCCGCGACGATGGCGTATATCTTCTTTTCCTCGTTCTTCCCGACCGCCGCCCGGAGGAACGACTGCGCCCTGTGCCCGTGCGAGGTGTGCCAGTTGCCCTGTTCGTCCTGCCAGCGCCAGAGCAGCTTTGCGGTGTGCGGCACTCCCGGGTCGCCCTGCGTGCCGGTGCCGTACTCCACGAATATCGCGTATTCCTTGTTGGTGCCGACCGTGACTACGCCCGGCGCGATCCGCTGTACCCGGATACTGTTCCGGAGTTCTCCGGTGTCCACCGTGCAGAGCAGGACGGCGTTTCCGCGTATCTTCTCGCCGCCCCTGAGCAGGGCGCGGTCGAGGACCTTCCCGCTGTCCGCGCGGATGGACTGCATTTTCTTGATAAGCTCCTGTATCGTCATACCAGCTCGCACACCGCCTTCCTGACGTTGCCGTAGGTAGTCACCCCTCTGACCTCGTAAGTGCCGCCGGGGAGCTTCACACGGTCGCGCTCGCGGATATCCGCGCCGATGTCGCAGAAAAGCTCCACCGAACGGCTGAACTTCACGCCGTACTGTTCGGCGGTGGCGTTATCGGAGAGCGGCTGGACTTCCGCACGGATATCGCCGATATGCTGCCATGTGGTTTCAGTGCCGATATAGGCGCTCCTTGCAGTCACCGCGCGGGAAAGCGGGAGCGTTTTAAGCCTGTTCTGAATCAGCCGTATAAAGCACCCCTGCCTTTCTGGGATAGTTTTTCAGCCGCGCAAGAAGCTCCGGCGGAAGTCCGTCGAAGCTCTGGGAAATTCCGCCCTCGCTGCGGGAGGATTCGCCCTCAGCGCCGCGCTTGTTGTACGCTATCACTGCAAGCTGAACCTGCACGGATATCAGCCGCGCCGGGACTTCCTCCCGCCCGATATAGTCGCGGACGGAATCCTCCGCGTCCGACAGCAGGGCGGTTATTAACCCGTCCTGCGAATCGTCCGTTATCCCGGCGAGGAGCTTGAAGCGCTCAAGCGGGGTCATGCGCCGACCGCCGCGTCTAATACGGCGGAAGCCGCTACGACCTTATCGTCCACAACGGAAACTACAGCGACCTTGTTTCCGGCAGTCGCGGAGATGATGCCGTCCGCAGGGACCTCGGTGAATCCAGTCGCCGCCGCGCCGAACTTCGGGACGGTGACGGAGCTGTCTGCCTTGTACATCAGCTTTCCGGCGGCGTTGCGCGCGATCCTGAGCCTGCCCCTGCCGGAACCGGCGGCGGTCATGGACGCTCTTATCTCGCCCATAGCGCCGAAGTGAACGCCGACGGAGCACTTCTTGTTCTCGGTGACGAACGCGTCGTAGTACACCAGACCCTCGACAAGATGACCCGCGATACCGGGAGGATTGTCGTGGATCTTGTATTCTGCGAGCTTCTCCGGGGAGCACACAGATTCGCCGTAAGCGATGATGAACGAAGCGCCGGCGGGCATTCTGCTCTTGGGAACGGCTACTATCTTAACACCGTCAACGTCGCCGACCTGCCCGGTGATGAGCATGTTCTGCGCAAGCTCGGAAGCCTTGGTGTAGCCGTCGCACTGCTTTATCGCATTGAGGAACGCGTTGGAAACGTACGCCACTCTGCCGACCGCAGGCACCTCGTCGTCGCTGATGGCGCTGTTTATCGCGAGAAAATCACTGTATGCGGTGGAGTTGCTGGTAGTGCTGACCGCTACGTGCTCAGCCTTGTTCGCGGCGGTCTTAAAGCGGTAGGCGTCCACCTCCGGAATAACTACCTGGTCGAGCTGTCTGCGGAGCGCCTTTGCCGCGTCGCGGATACCCGCCGGGGAATCCACCGCGTTGGTGGCGTCGATGGTGAACGTGAACGAACGCTTCTGAGTGAGGGTCAGCTCCTCGGTGGTGTCCTCCAGCTCCTCGGGGTTGCCGTAGCGGTTGGAGCCTGTCGCCTTGTAGTCGTTCATTTCAGCGGTTCCCATGCTGTAGACCTTGACGGTCTGCGCTCCGGTGAATTCGTACTTCCCGCCCGCCATCGAAGTGGTGAGCGCTCCGAGCCTGAATACTTCGTCGACCTTGTCAGAATACTTTGTTGCGAGATTTACTGCCATTAAATTTACCTCCTGTTAAACTCCCAGTCCGTCAAGGAATGGGTCCTTTGCGCCGGGGTCGCCCTTTTTCGGGGGAGCCCCGGCTAATTTCTTTGCTACCTCCGCGCTGACTGCGTCCGTGAAAGCCTTTGCGACTGCCGCCGCGCTTGCTTCGATACCGTCGGGGTCGGAGATGTCCACAGCCCCTACCAGAGCGGCGGGGACGTTCTTCTCCGCGAGGTACTCCTTTGCAAGGGCGGTGCGCTCCCGCTTCGTCAGAGCGGCTTCGCGGTCTGCGAGAGCCTTTTCCTGCTTCTCGCGCTCATGCTTCGACTTTTCGTCTGCTGTCATAGCGGCTACGCGCTCAGCCTCCGCCTTTTCGTCCGCAGCTTTCTTCTCCCAGCGCTTCTGGCGCTCCGCGATGATCTTGTTGAGCTCTGCCTGGGTGAACGTCTTTTCAGCGGGCTTTTCCGGTTTGTTTTCCGCCTCCGGCTCAGCAGTTTTGCGCACAATGCTTTCCGGGCTTATGTAGTTGGGAATGTTTTGCGCAAAACTTTGCGTAGATGTGGTAGGATCACCTCCGGCGGTCTGAGCGCCGCCCTGCTCCTGTGTGGTCTGGGTTGTCTGTGTTTCGTCTGCCATAGTTTACCTCCGTTTATAGCCTGTCGGCTTATTCCGCGCGCAGTTTAACGCCTTGAGCGTGTTTCGGGCGATAAAAAAAGCACGCCGATTTCTCAACGTGCGATTATGGTGGGAACGGCGGGTCCTGCCCCCGCTGGTCATTATTCCGGGCGTAAATGACCTATCTGCCCGCAACTGTATGCGCGTCATCTAGCCGCGCTGCGTTCCCGTGATGTCCCCGACATTGATGTCGGGGACAATAAAAAAGCGCCGTGCTTATCGCATAGCGCTTGATTATTCGTTTGAGATTCTAGCTATTATTTCAAGCTCCCGTTCGCTGAGGTGCCAGCGTTCTGCTTTCTCGCGTTCTGCTTTCTCGCGTTCTGCTTTCTCACGTTCTGCTCTGACTTGTTCAGATACAAGCCAGCCGCAGCCGAAAACAGCTTTTTTAGCCGCTCTCTGGGAATCCAGAGCCGAAACACGCACACTTGCGGAGCGGGGAACAACGAACTCTATTCCGTACCTTGCATAGGGATAAATCGCCGCCGTTGTCACCAGCTCCAAAGGATATGAGTATTTAGGAACGTGCTTTCTAAGCGCTGCGGTGTTTGCGGTATTCGCTTCATCGACCGCCTTGTAAAGCGTTGGAGAAGTCCGCGCCCTTATCTCGTGCGGTTCAAGGTTTGTAACGAACGACGTGCAGATAACCGCGCCGTTTTCGTATTCTATATCAACGCCTACCGGAAGTACCGTGCAAAAGTCACCATATCGGCAGCTTGTCAGAGTAGGAGCGAACAGGAAGAACTTTATATTTCGCTCAACGTAAAAGCGCACGATTTTTGAGAGTATGGAAAACGGCGGATTGTCCACAACAACACCGCCGCTGTAATCTTCCTTTTCATAGTCGCCGCCAGGGTAGAACGGACGCATGAACTCCGACTTGTCGAGCTTGTACTCGTTTGCCACCCAGTTTGCTATTGCCTCATACACAAGCAGCGGTGTATAGCAGTCGTCGGTCGTTTTCTTGGGCTTGAACTTCTCGACGAAGCCCTCATAATCTTCAAACTTTTCTTTGTTCTGGCTTGTTGCCATTTGTTCCTCCTTTTCAGGGCATAGAAAAAGCGCCCCATCAGAGCGCTTGATTATTCAGTTGTACGGTGAACGATTTGTTCACCGTTTGGAATGGAAAAGCACCCTGTTTGGTGCAGGGTGCTTAGTTTATTTAAGGCTTAGCCCATGTTTCTTTTATAACGGAGCCGTCATTCATACACTCGCGGATAACGCAATGCGTCGCATTTTTCTCCTCGACTTCGTTGTTTTTATCGTCCAGAAAATGTATTTCTGAATAGTCGCCGCCATTAGGGGTCTTTTCGTTGATTCTTTCGAATGCCATACAAATCACCTCTCAACCATATTATAGCACTTTATTTTTCAAAATGGAAGCCCTGTTGGGAAATTTTTTCGAGAATTCTTTTGCATTTTGCGCATATTCTGCAATGCTCTCTGCAAAATCTTCCGCCGGGGAATTTTCGCCATATGCTGTCGGTGATTTACTGCCTGACAATTTCTTGTCCTCGGCAATAGCTTTCTGCCATTCTTTTTCTTCGCTGAAACGTCCGCCACTTGCTGACAGATTGGTGTCGATATAATGCCCAGCTTCGTGGCAGTATGTTCGCACAACATAGTCAGGATCATGAGGGCGATCATATCGGTAGAATGTGATTTTATCTCCGCCTGTGGCATATGAATGCGTAAAGTTTTTGTACACTCTCTTCCAATAACTGTCGTCAGGATTGTAATAATCAACGAATTCAATGTTTTTCTGCGCTTTCTTCTTGACTTCTTCGGGCACTTTTTGCCAACAGCTTATCGCCTGCTCGGGCGTCATGGTTTGATGAGCGGAATCGTAATTCTTGGGGAAAATGAAACTCACCCCATCAGGAGTAGTATAAACGACCGCATTGGATTGTACCGACGTATTATATCCAAAGCAGTATTTCTTTTCCTCTACCCGACAATTAATACCTGCTATCGGGATTGTTGGTGCCGGGTCACTATTTGGAGGGTCAACATATTTCTCTTTCCACTGCTCATAGGTCATACCCGCAGGCACCTTAACGGTATTTCCGTCCTTATCCTTAGCCCGGCGCTCCAGACCTGCAAGCTCCTCGTCGCCGAAGTCCGCGATGGTGGTTGAGCGGCAGAACGGGTGCATGGGCGGGTAGTTCGTGCCGGGCTTTTTCTTTGCAAGCTCGAACACCTTGCCGTCCAGAGCCGCGCAGCACTCGCAGGTGCGGCTGTCGAGGGTCGCTACGAACCTGTAACGCTCTATCCCGGCTTCGCCGTACGCCTTTGCCTGCGCAGCGTTCGCGACGTACGCGCTCTCAGTCCGGACGATTCTCCGGGCGCAGAACGCGTTAACGCCGAACTGCTCCTGGAATATCCGCGCGGTCTTTTCGTTGGAGCGCCCGGAAAGCATGCTGACGAGCAGCTCGTTTTTGAGCCTAGCCGTCATGCCGCTTACGTCCTTCCAGATACGCTGTGAGTAATTTCCGCCGCTCCAGTTGGCACGCAGAATCCGGTCAACGTCCTGCCGGGGGAACTTCGAGAAGCTGAATCCCAGCCCCGTGCCTTTCTGAATGCTGAATATTTCGTGGTAGTAGCTGTCCTCCGCGACATTCCGCAGCGCTGACGTGATGTGCCGGTTCTCGGTCTTGTACAGCTCCCGGCACTGGCGGTTGATATCCCTGTTCAGCTCCTCTATCCGCGTAATGCGGTAGCGGTACGCCCCGGCGCTGTTTATCGCGTTCAGCAGAGCCTCACGCTTCTCAGGGTCACCGACCTGCTGCGCGGCTTTCCGGAGCCTCTGGAGCGCCGTTCCGTCCCCGGCGGCGTTCAGTATCTTTTTCGCTTCCGCTTCGGAGATACCAAACGACTGAATTCCGCGCATGACCGCCTTTACTTCCTTTTCGAGATACGCGGAGGTCTGCCGAATCGCCGCGTTCATCTCGGCGGCGGTGTCCTCGGCGGTTCCCATGCGGTCATACATGTCCTGAGCGGCGCGGCGCTCCCAGTAATCACGGCTGTTCATCGGTCATATCCGGCGGGAGGTTCGGGAAATCGTTCTGCTGCTCCCTGACCTTCTCGGCGGCTCCCTCCGGGTCGTCCACAAAGGGGAGAAGCCCTAGCAGGATTTCCCGCGGAACCAAATCCCGCAGCTCGGAAACAAGCTGCGCGACCTCGGTTTCATTGACGGGAAGCGCCCGAGTGAACTGTATCGAAATATCCCGTGCGCTGATAGTGGCTTTCCCGGTGGTGTTCAGCCAGTTGCAGAGAAGCCGCAGGCGCTCCTTCAAACCCTCCCGGAAGTAGCGCTCCTTGATTTTCGTTATCTGTTCAAACCCGAGGAGCTTATAGCGCATTGCAACGCCGGAAGCGTTCCCGCCGAAGCTCTCGTCGCTCATGCAGGGGACGTTCGCGAACTTGTGTATATCCTGCTCCAGCGACTTGCGTAGCACCTCCACGCTGTTCTCGTCGAACTGCCGCGTCAGCCATTCGGCGGAGCTGTCCGCGTCGAGCTCCAGCAGACCGTTCTCCCGCAGCGCCTTGTAGCTTTCGGATTTCTCGTCGTTGTCGTCGCCGAGCACCGAGCCCTTTATCAGCAGGATAGCCTCGACGAACTGCTCCTTGTCGTTCACCCGGTCGCTCTGGAGCGTGTTGTACGCGTCAATGAGCGACAGAACAGGCTCAAAGTCGCTGCCGCAGGTGGAGTTATTGTAAATCTCGATGAGCGGCACGCCGCTCATTCCGTGGGGGCGGTTTTCGTCCGGCAACTTCGGAGAAAAACCGGTATCGGTGACGAAATGCGTTATCATGCTAGCCGTGCAGAGATACACGGAATACCCGGTATCCTGGTTCGTAACGCTGTCGTGGAGCTTGTAATAATACACCCCCGCGACCGGCTTCTGCCGCACCGTGTCGTCGTAGATAACGAACGCCTGGCGCGGGTCCGGGGAATACAGCCGGGGCTGTCCGTCCTCGTCGGTGTAGATGAACTCGTACGCCGCGCCGAATATGCTCGCCTTCTGCGCAAGGTCTATGTCCTGCGTGTCGCTGTCAGCGGCTCTCAGAAGCTCCAGGAGCGGCTCTATGCCCTCGCCGGAATACTTCACCGGATTGCCCGCAAAGTAGCCTACGCAGGTGTCTGAGATGTATTTCGCGTGATTGCAGACGAGCTTGTTATTTGCGAGCACGGAACGCTTCTTCCGGCCGCATATCGGGTGATTTCCCTCATAGTAGCACTCCAGCGCGTCGTATCTGGCGTGCGTGTGCGAGGTATGCTCCTTGATAAATTTGCAGGCGACCTCCGGCGTGACCCGGGTGTCTGCGGATATAGTAAAGGGCTTTATCATCAGTAAATGCCCAGCTCCTTTCTGTTGCCGATTCTGGCTTTCCTGCGCCCGATGTCGTTTTCAAGGGCGTATCTCACCGCGTCTATCGAGTGGTTATCCTTATCCGGGAACTCGTCCCGGAAGCCGCCGTTTCCGTCCGGAATAAGCTCATACCCGCAGAACTCGCGCTTGGTGTTCGGGCAGGTCACCGGGTCGATGATTATTTCCGCGAGGTTCTGGAGCCAGGTTATGCCGTGCTCGACTGACCCCGCGCCTTTTTTCACGGCGGTGATTTTCAGCCCCCTGGCGCGGAGTTCGTCGTTGCTGCGGGGGTCGGCGGATTCGGCGTATATCGCGCCGTTCAGCGGGTTTTCTGCCTTTATCGCTTCCGCGAGCGGGTCGTACTTTATGCCGTAGCGGTAAATCTCACCGAATATGTACAGCCGCCCCTTTTCGAGGGCGCAGACGACGTATGCGGTCGGGTCGGCGGCGTAGCCCCAGTCCAGACCTCGATGGACATGCGCGAATCCGGCGCGTTCCTCCGGGGAAATTTCCCGCACCGTGATGTTCGGGAACACCTCGCCGCCGGTTCCGGTGACCTCTCCGAGATACTCGTGCGCGTAGGCGTTGGGATTGTTTCTGCGGAGGTATTCCGCTTCCGCGAGGAACTGCTCCCCGAGCCATTCCGGAGGAACTCCGCGATAATCGGAATGGTGGACGAGCTTATCCGGCGCGGGGACTGTGACCTCTGCGTTTATCCAGTTGCGCTGGGACTTCGGCGGGTTATAGGTGTAGAACACCGTGAATTTACTGCCGCCGCGCAGCAGCGACTGATTTATCGTGCGTATCTCCTCGATCCCCGCGAACTCGTCAGCCTCCTCGTACCAGACGTACTTTATGTACCCCTTGTGTACCTTGGTGGATTTGAGCTTCTTCGGCTTGTCCGCGCCCCGGAACAGTATCCGCTGTCCGGTGGGAGTGTACACAAGCTCCAGAGGCGACAGCTTCGCCTGCCAGAGATGGGAAACGCCGAGCTTGTCTATCGCCCAGAGGAGCTGCTCGTATACGCTGTCCTTGAGGTACAGCCCGACTTTGCGGATCACTACGGCGTTCGCCTGCGGATCCTTCATCATGCCGAGGGGTATTTCCGCGCCCACAAACGAGGACTTGGTGGAACCTCTGCCGCCTTTGAGCCAGTAGTGCGTGTGCAGTCCGGCGGCAATGTCGCGATGGAGCGCATAGAACGGAGGTGCGATGATGTCGCGAAGATTAACCATCTGGGATATCGTCCACTATCTGGACTACGCCGGTGCCGGATACGTTCACCTTGTCGGTGAACAGCCCGAACCGCTTGCCGAGAAGCTCGGCGGCTTTCAGGCGCTCGCGCTCGTCCGGGGGCTTCGTGATCGTCCGGGCTTCGGAGCAGCCGTCGCCTACGCTCTCGACTACTACGACGGAAGCCTTGCTCTCTCCGCGAAGCACCGCCGTGAGGTACTCCATGACCTCGGCGGCGTCGGCGGTGCGCTCGTTGTGTAGCTGTTCAAGGCGCTCGTCAAGGTAGGCTCGAATGCTAACATTTCCTAACAAACGCGCCGAAGCTGCTCCGGCTGCTTTGTCTGATTTCACATTCGGATATGCGGCTTTATACGCGCGAGTACCGTTCAGATCTATCAGATATTCGTCGCAGAAACGCTTCTGCTTTTCGGTCATGGTGGTTCCTCCTTTCGGCATAGAAAAAGCGCCCGGGCGATTGCTTCGGGCGCTTTTCAGTATTTCATGATACTAGTATAGCACATTTTCAGCTATCATTCCATATCATCTTTACGTGCTGGAGCGCCCGCCCGTGCAGGCGGCATATCTGCGGATAGCTGTAATTCATGCGGACGGCGGTTTCGTCGAGGGTCAGCAGGTTGATGTACTTGTACTCCAGCAGCGTACGCAGGCGCACCTCCGGGACGGTCGCTATCGCCGCGCGTATCTCCCGCTGGAGGTCTATGCTGCGGTCGATGTCCTCGTTTATCTCGCGCTCCAGATCGACTATCCGGGCGGTTATCTCGCCGATACGGTCGCGGGGCGTGGAGCTGTGCGCGCCGTCCGAGCTTCCGGAGCTTACCGTCTGCGCTTTCCTGCGAAGCTCCCCGACCTGCTCCAGCTTCGCGTTTATGCTGTCGTTCAGGTCCTTGTACTGCGAGAGGTATTCTTTTGCAGTCATTCAGCCCTCCTGTTCCAAAACTCAGCAATTGTCTTACGTTTGTTTTCTTCGGTATCATATTCATAAACTTCTACCGCGTACGGCGAGGCGCCGCATTGTTTGCATTCGACCATCATTACATCGAAAGCGGTCCCTTTTAAGTGTGTAGGTGTTCTGTAATATGCCTCGCCCCCGCAGAACGGGCAGGGATTAAGTTTGTTTTCATTCATCTGTGTCACCTCCGTTCCAGCCAGCGCGAAGCTGACAGTTTTCGCATTCCGGCATATCCTTACCAGTACACAGCGGGTATGGATTTTTTCCCTCCGGCGTAAAGCATTCAGGGTTTGTATTCATGATGTTATCACCTCCGTCCATCTTAGCGCCGCAGGACGGACAGAACGGCGAATAAAACAGGTCATCAATGGCGCTGTCGTAAGCGGGAATGTACCCACATTCCGAACATCTTGAAATGTCATCAATGGTTATCCACTCGCCGTGCACCACCGGCGCGACATCGGCGGCGGGCGTATCTTTCGGAATAACGATGAAATCCTGTGTTAGTTCCTCGATGTGCTTTTCCGTCCATCGAGGTTCATTCAGTTTTTCATCGTCGTATTCAGCAACTGAATGGATATACCAGTCAGCCAGATAGCCCTCACCAACCGCTTCGTTCTTGTCTATGTATTCACTCACTTTCTCTCATCTCCAATCTCTATCTTGAGCCGCCTGCCGAGCCAGTCCAGCCCGGCGCGGGTAAGGTAGTAGTATACATATTTCTCGGACTGTCTGGAGGTTATCAGTCCCGGTACGCCTGTCAGCTTATCAAACAGCCTGTTTCCGTTTGCTCCATCGCAGAAGTAGTTCCGATACGGCTTGTAAAACGCTTTCCCGTGCCTGTGATATGGTTGGTGTCTATCAAGTCCTACCATGTGCTTGCACAGCTCTGTCAAATCCGCAAGCTCCTTTTCGAAGAACATCTCTTCAATTCCCATATCGGTACCCATATTGCCTAAGTACTCCGTGTATTCCTCATCGCGTTTCTTAATCCAGTTCCATGGGTGTTTGCAGCCAAGCATACCGTCAGCGTGTTCTATACCATATTTCCCCTCTGCCTCAAAGCACACATCGTCCTCGGCGATAGGGCATAACGGGCAATTGTCACATCTCATTCCCGCTCACCTCCAGATATGTTCCCGATAAATTCCGCCGCGCAAATCCCTCCTCGTGCAGCGTAAGCTCCACGAACTCCAGCGCGAGCCGGAGCTTTCCGAGCGGCGAATGCTCCTTGTAAATTTCGTTCACCAGAGCGCCCATGCGCACCCGGCTTTCCGTGTACTGCCGCGCCGCGTTGAGGTTCCCGGTCAGCGCGTCTATGTCGTCGCGGTAGTCCTTGAGCGCCTTGTCGCGCTCGCTTCGAGCCTGCTCCCGGGACAGCCCCTCGTGCCGCGAACGGTACCCTATGTCCTGTATCCGGTCGAAATAGCGATACTCCGCCGCCGGGAACTCGTTAAAATCGAGCTGACCGTCGTAAGCATTGCGCTCCAGATCTGCGAACTCCTCCGGATTTTTGAAGTTGTGTTTTACCATATTTTCGGAGATGTGCAGGGTGTGCAGGGTCACTATAACTTCTTTTATATATTTTATATTTTCTGAAATTTATATAAAAGGGTTATATAAACCCTGCAAACCCTGCACAACCCGCATTCCTCCTTATCTGTAAAGTCTTACGCCGCTGAAATACATGCCGTCGCGCTGCTTGGTTTTGCCGAACCGCTTATCCATCTCCACAGAGAACTTCGTGTTGCTCATCTTGAACTCCGTATTCGATTCGCACCATGCGGAGTAAGCCGCGTACAGCTCCGAGGATTTCGCACTGAAACCCTCTCCCACCTCGCAGCGGTCGTCGAGGAAGCCGGATATCACGTCCATCTCGCGGCGATATTCGCGGGTCATGTCGAGGACGGCTCTCGGCTGTTTCAAGCCCTCTCTCTGCCATAGGAGGCAGCCCTCGACCGCCCACCGCAGGATAGCCGGGTACTCGCGCTCCAGCTTGGACTTGAGCTGCCTGTCCACCTTATCGGCGGGTATCTGCACCGTGAACGGAATCATATGTATCCTGCGCCAGATACCATCGTCAGTGCCGCGGATTATCGGCTTGTGGTTCGTTGCCATCCACAGCTTGAATTCCGGCTTGAACTCGAACTCGTTGCCGTAGAGCTTTCGCGCCGTGACCGCGTCGTCGCCGGTGAGCTGCTTGATCAGTCCCTCGTTGAGCCTTACGCCCTCGTTCGGCTCGACGGTAGTCACCATGCGCGCGCCCTTTAATCTCGCAATATCGGAGTTTATGCCGTTCCCCATGCTGTTCTTCACCATGATGGTCTCCGGCTGGATGTTGCTCACGTAATCCCCAAATATCTCGCGCAGGACATCCAGGAACGTCGACTTGCCGTTGCGCCCGGTTCCGTACAGAAAGAACACGCACTGCTCCGACGTATCGCCGGTCATGCTGTACCCGACGGCTTTCTGTATGTACCGGATAAGCTCCTTGTCGCCGCCGAAAATATCGTCGAGGAACCTGCGCCACATAGGACAATCGGCGTTATCCGTGAACTCCACAGGGCTGAATTTCGTGATGAAATAGTCCCGCTTCGCCGGGACAAGCTGCCCGGATTTCAGCGACAGCGTTCCGTTCGGGACGTTGAACGCCATCTTGTGTTTATCAAGCTGAAACGGCATTATAGGCATGTTGTGCTGTACCTCCTTTAGCATATTCGTCTTGGATTTGTTGGAGCGACTCGCCTTGATGTGCTTGCGGAACGCTTTCGCCGCGTCCTCGTCACCGTTTTTTTCGTACCATTCAGCCTCCGCCGACATTGCTTCGACCGACACGTCGGCTGAGCGCTCGATCTGTCTCTTATACACATCTCCGAG